GAATTGTACTACTTCTTTCCAGCGTTGTAGGTATTCTGTTGCGCGGATTGAGAGGGCGGAGAGGTCAGAATTAATAAATGAAGGACGAAGAGAAGACGATTGATCGGAAACGCTAACCGTAGAAGAACTAGCAACATTTTCTACACCACTAACAGAAGAACGGTCATTAGAAACAACCAAGACAGAATTCGACGGATAGGACGTAGAAAACACACTCGGCAAAATAGCTACTGAACCATATTGAGAATTAGGCAAGACACCAAGAAAGTAATCTTTAGGATAGTCCGCATAGCGAAGCTTAATCATATCAGAAGAGATCTCAACAGAACTCTTACCATCCCAATAATCAACATTATAAGAATAAGCCAAATGTTTTTCCCACTGGGAATTAGAAAAGAAATCAAAATAGATCTTCTGATAGGCAAGGATAGGAAGAAGATTTACATTGACACTAGTTCCATATATAAGAGGATTCTGAGAATCAGCCAACGAAGCGATATCAAGACCAAGATACTGCAGAGTAATTTCTTTTTTCTTGTCATTACCAGTACCAATAAACGAGCCATAACAAAGCAGATCAAGCAACTTACAAGAACCATAAGCAAAGCCAAAACCAGCATCATCTAAGGTATTAGAGGCCGTTCTATTACGAATCTCGCCGGAGATATTACCAAGAGGAGCATACGGAACATCAGTCAACCGTTCTGAATTAGAAACATTAGACGAAGCAGAAGTCATGTAATCCGTCACCTGGGTAAACGCCTGTGGAAGAGCACGAGATATAAGACGTAACGGCACAGCATAGAAGTCGTAGTATTCCTTAATACGAGTATAAGCAGCAGTATTAACCGGAACAGTACGAGTAAACCAATCAGAGGAAATACGGTACTTATTGCCAGGAATAGCAATCTGCCAATAACATGGGAGAATCTCTCCAACTTTGGCTGTAAACAGTTTTTTCGAACTCAAGTCGAAAGAAGACCGATGCGTAGAAATTCTAGCCCGGTCTAAGATATTAAAATCACTCATAATTAATTAATTAAAATTAAACCATACGGTTGAATATATTATTAGCATCATTAAGCTTCTTATGTTTAATCATGTCACGACAAAGAGTCGAACTACGATACCGAAGTTGCTCAAGGAGTAGAACCGTTTCACGTGAAACATTTGTAAAGACATCAAGTTCTTGCCCATTCTGTGGCAACGCAAACATACAATCCGATATCTCCGGATTAGCGGAGCGTAAGTTGAATACATCTCGTAGACTTTCATAATCCTTTTTCTTCTCATACTCTATACCCGTTTTAATGATATAATCAATACGGCCGGAGTAAGCACTAATATCAGAACCGAAGTCAGGCAGATGCCAGTTACGGAAGAACTTAGAGACATATAGGAACAACCGATATAACTTATTAATATAAGATTCAATATCGACGTCACTAGAACTGTTGCAGAACCTAGTAAGGCACCGAGAAGTGTGTAATATAATCTTATCATCATCTGTAAGAATAGAATTAACCTTAAGATATTTATAATAGGTACGAACAAGATCTAATATTGAATCCTGTCTGTAATCAACGAATCCGAATTTCGCAATTCTTTTTGGCGTTCGGTGAACAGCGAGAAGAATTCGAGCAATCGCAGTACTATCGTCATTGCAAGCAGACGAGAATCGGGGCAGTAAGGTACGGATATACGACATGGGTGGAGTTGACCGAACACTGATGCCGTTGAAGTTATAGATTCTTCCATTAACGACAGAATCGATTTTTTGCTCAATTTGCGCATAAGGGTCTTCACTTTCCACGTAGTCACAGCCTTTCTCAAAGAATCCGACAGACGCTCGCGACCTGGGTCTAAACGCGCGGCATGAACGATATAGAAGGGGAGCAGCACTAAGGCTGTTAACGTAACTCGCAACGTACGATGAAGCTCCGCCAGCGGAACGTTGGAAATCTGAACGACCGAGTTTCCAACTCTTATCGTGACAGTATCGTAGAACCTCAGCGACTTCGTCCGAGTTTGTGAATAATAGGAGATGATAATGCGGGCGGAAATGTACGGGTCCGTACTCACCCACAGCGTAAAAGTGTAACGTTTCATAAGAACCTAAAGTTTGAAAAAGATGTTTACGCAAGCGCTTAATATAATTCTGAACATCGACGTAATTCAGAAAGGGAATAAGGTTATCACGACCATATTGTCCAGAAGCGGGATAATCCGTTTTGTCAACGGCTTGCGTTTTAGCGATAAAGCTACGAATAGCATCCATACTAAGAAACCAATTATCCTTAACAGGAGCATATTCCTTAATTTCACGGTCATACGGCACAGTGCCTTGAACCTGTTCGAAGAGTATATGACACAATGCGGAGTTATCATTACAATGATACTCGGAAACAGGGATATACTGATGATATTCATTACCAAAATGAAGGTCTCCTGAAATGCCTACGACATCCTCATATTCACTGTGGAGAACCTTACAATTCATAAGAGGAATATGAACGTTGTCATAAGTAAGCGTCACAAAATAAGAATACTTGAAAGCACTTCCAGCGGTCTTCACACGCATAGACGCTTTCTTAGCTTTCTTATGGATACAATAATCGCATTGACCGCAATCTACAGCAATACGTGCACCATTATATCTATTCGTAATAAACGAACGATGCTGACAATGATCAACAGCCTTAAGCAAATCAGGAGAAAATTTCATAACTATTTACGTTTGTCAATTACTTGGCGACGATTACGAGCACCAAACGAAATATGAATAAATGTAGGATACAGTATCAACTGATCGAATACATGGGTATTATCCGAATAACTATGGATGTGCTCAAGCAAACGACTATAAGTAGTAGAGCCATAAGGCTTCATATCAATAGCCTCTCCAAACAGATGTTGCGAATTAGGAACGCCACCGGCAGCCTTGTTCTCAGCGATAGAACGTTTGGCACTTGTTATCGTAAAGTGCAAGTTAAAACACAACAGATGCTCAAGAAAATGCATAAGAGTATTATTCACAGTCCAATAGCATTAAGGATGTAACCAAGAGCAGCAGAAACAGCGCCAATAACAAGTTTCCAAATATTATTACTTTTCATCACCTTGAGTTTTAAGTTCAACAAAGCTATTCTCTTCTTTAATTGAATCCACAATAACAATAAGACCCAACGAAGAAACTCGTTCAGAATAGTTTCCAAGACCATCGAGAGAATTAACGACATAAGGCGAAACAACATCACGACCAGTAGTTTTTTCTTTAACTGAAATAATGAACTTTTGCATAATTGTAATAGTTTTAAAATGTTAATAACAGTTGTAACTTCTAACCGGGGCAAATATACGAACTATTTCCATGAATCCAAAGAAAAAGCTATTTTTTTTTAGATTGTACCATAGGGTGTGAGTTGTGCGTTTATAGACAAGAAACAGAGAAACCGAGATGATAACTCGGGTTTTCCTTTCGGACACAACTAGGGGCTCCGCATAATTAACAAGTGGATGTATACAGGGGGGTATAGGCACGGCAAGGCAGGAGCTGTCTTGCCTTTGCGCACCTACGTGCTAAATTACCGGAGCGGGGCGCTCCTATAAGGAAGTCGCTCCGCTCCGTTTTTCGATCAGGCCCTATGCGGGCGGCAGGTGTATATCACTCAAACGCCGTGATAGGCTTCTAGTCCTGAAGAATGTATATGTAATACTATTTTACTACCGAGTGTCAAAATATTTCGCAAAATCAAATATTCACAACAAGAATAAGCGATAAGTAAAAATAGAAGACAACGAATAGTAATATTTATTTACGGCCAATAGAATTACCAACTCCTTGGAATATACGAGTACCGTAATCAATAGCATTACGTAACTCATAAGATTTAACATCTTTCTGTTTTTCCTTAGAAGACCATTTATAATAGTCGCGCAAAGCCTTGTCCTTAGAATATTCAATATTCTTAAGGATATTGGTATTCTTAGAATCCCAAAGAGAAGATAAACCACGGGCACGATTAGCCTGAATATTAGCATAGATCAGAGAGTCAGCCGTCTGTTCAGCAATCCTGTTACTAAGACGAATACCATTGGTTTCAGCAGAAGCCTTAACAGCCTGTGCCATCTGATTCTTATATTGAGCCTCAGAGAGTGCACCTTGAGCATACAGGTTAGCCAAAGTCTGTCCCTTAATGAACAAATCAGCCTGTTGCTGTTCATCAAGATATTTATTCAATATCTGTTGAGCTTGAGCGTCGAGTAAGATCTGAGATTCTTGAGCAGACGTAAGACGACCGGCGAATTCCATATTCTTAAGTTCCTGGTACTCTTTAGACTGATCTAATAGAGCAGAACGCCTACCAGCAGAAGCAGTCCAGTAACCGGACTCACCTACACCAATATTACGATAATCAGTAGCACCACGAATCTGTTCAATCTTATACGGCGTAAGAGCAGCATTCTGTTCGGCATTAATCATGGAGGCACGAGCTTGAGCCATAGAAGCCAACGCAGAGCCGACATCAGAAAAGTCCGGACGGAACGCCTGGATACTAGGAGGAGGAGCAGCAGAAGCAGCAGCACCACCGGAAGCGGGAGACTTAGAAACACCAGCACCAGTATTCGATATAAACGGATTAAGACCACGAGAAATCATCTCATTAGGTGAATTATACCGATTATTACGATTCCACATATCAGTTGACCATTGACGCTGCATAGCAGCCTGATCAGCATTAAACTGGTTATTTTGACGGTTAATCTCAACATTAGCATCATTAGTAGCAGACTGAGAAGACGCGCCGATAGCATTACCAGCAAGTGAAGCACCGGCAGCAATAATACCTCCAAGAACAAGTGGAGCAATACATTTTTCGGAGTGCCCCATTAAGGGGCTTTCTCCAATCTCATAGAATCTCATTGAGCAGTGGTGTCAGGGGCGGGCGATTGATCGGGCGCTGACTGTTGCTCTGCCAACATAGTTTCGGCGTACTTAGTTAATTCTGATTGCTCATTAGCCAATTGCTGAAGAACAGCCTGTCGTTCCGACATAGTCTGACAATGCCGAGAGATAACACAATTAAAACGTTCCTCATCAGTCATACCATCCATAACAGTAGATTGAGTAGGATGCATCTGGGAAAGAATGTTCTGCACGTTCATATCACCAAGCAAACGACGATACTTCTCCTGATTAAGAAGAATAGACGTCATATCCATATATTTAAACGAGCCATCAGGCATTTCTTCCAACATAACCGAATCATATACACTAGACTGGTAACAGGGATTCCCTTCAACCAATTCGGGAGTCACAGAATCCTGTTCAAAATTAGGATTTTTATAAGCAAAATTTCTCATAACACAAACAATTAAAAAGGTAAACCATTTCTATCCAAGTTCTGTACAGCGTACACTTGGAAATTAACATTACATAATAACTGATCATAAGCCACACTATAATTGCTAGTAGAAATTTGAGGTTCGAATATAGAATTCAACTGTTGAGGACGAATCTTGAATGACTGATAGGACAATGAAGATTGGCCCAAAACTTGAATCTGAGAACCTTGAAGCGGAGCAACCCAAGACTGATAAGCAGCATTAGGACGAAACGCACCATGAACCGTATCAACAGCGGATTTCCATTGCCAGTAACGCAGATTATATCCAATATTACCAGTGGTAGATGAAGGGCTATTATTAAGAGCCAAAGCCGGGACAGGCTGCATACCCAACTGGTCAAAAGCAGGTTGAGGAAAGTCAGATATAGACGTACATAATAACTGTGGATTATGTCCCTTAAGAGACCAATCAAGCAAGGGAACAGCGTGGTAAACACACATAATTACCTGATGCTCGGCGCCACAATCATAAGTAAGAGTATGTCCGGAATTGCTAGAGATACCCTTACCAGCAATAGAAGCCTGCGAAGAATCAGTATCAAGATTAGTGTTAACAACCTCATTAATATTGATTACACTAGACCAACCTCCGATATAATGGCAATGATTACCCATGTATTCAGGAGCTTTAATTCCGAATTGGGCAGCCATCTGATCCGAATAGTCCTTGCTAGCGAATTGTACTACTTCTTTCCAGCGTTGTAGGTATTCTGTTGCGCGGATTGAGAGG